CCCCTGTTCGTTCCGTCAAACTAGCTACCCCTGTAAACTAAACGCTAAACCTAGCTCTCTTTAGCATCGCTGCAATCTGTTCGGCTTTCGAGCGATGTGGTTCTGCAACGCCTGTAAACCAAGAATATATTGTCATCCGAGACACATCAAACTTCTCTGCAATCTCAGCAACAGATATATCCTTAGCGATGCAGTACCTACCAAGCACCACCCCAATCTTCTTGGAGTCGGCAGCTTGATTAGCTCGCACCAATCGAAAGCTATAGCCTCTTAAACTCATTCGTCGTCAGTAGACCAGCCGCTCATTACAGACTTAAGGTCACGCTTGGCAGTCGGCTCAGGCTTCTTGTCTTCACGTTTCTTTGGCTCATCTACTTCCTCGACTACAACTTTCTCCGCTTTTGGTGCGGCGGCTTTAGGTGCTTCTAGCTTAGGCTTAACTCCGTCAGTCTGCGCTACCGTCATCTGAATAGCGTTCTTGGCGGCAGGTGTTTCACCTTGGCGTTTTGCTGCTTCCCAATCTTCACGGGATAAAAACTTCAATGGCTTGAAGAATAACTTGGCTGTATCGCTGTTCTCGTCAAAGCGCATCTGAGTAACCAATGTGTTTAGGTTATAACCCTGTGCGCCGACATACTTAGCATACTGCTCGAATGGCATGTGCTCTAAATCACCTTTACCGAAGATAGACTTAGACGCCAACTGCAACTGATAAACATCGCCAGTAACATCGTGCGCCATAGCAACAGCTAAGCGACGGAAGTGGCGACATGCACGTGACTCACCTTGACCTGAACCTTTAATGTTCTGTGGGCACTCGGCGCAGTTGTGGTGCTGAGCTTCTTTGATAGACTTGTCTGGTGCAATACCGTCGTTAGACCAGCAGTCAGGCGGAGTAGCGTCTGCTTTAGGGTTATACGCAGAGCCGTAGAATTGGCGAGATACTTCTTTAGCTGCGTTAACGATAACAACTTCTAACTCATCGTTTTTGCTTGTCATTACTTCTTCGCCGTTTACAACCATGCGGAACTTGCCGCCACGCAAAGAAATACGTTTGCTACCACCGCCACCTGCAAGGGCTCTAGTAACGTCATCTAGTTGCACCTCTTTTAGGTAGTCGGGTAAATTATTATTAAACAATGCTAGTTCACTCATTTTGTTTCTCCTTTAAGTTCCTTGATTTGACGATTCATATACCACTGTGCTTTCTCTAAATCTTGTATCGTGTCTTGCTTCTTTCCTGCACGGGATGTGTATTTAATCACATTACCCTTTAAGTACCCAATAAATTCTTCAGGACTTAATTTTGCTTTGATGTAATCGATAGTCTCAATGCCACCAACTGTGTAGTGCGCTGGGCTATTGACTGGGTCATCAAGCAGTTTTGCTTTAGTGCGTTTAGGTTTTAGCATCATCGCTTCTAGATTGTTCTTTTCAGATTCCTCTAATCTCAATGGCGCCTCTTCTACTGGTTCCCATCCGTTCATGATTTACTTCTCCTTACTGTGATTGTGTATTCGCTATCCACGTTTAACCCGGCAGGTAGCAATTCGGGGTTCTCTTCTAAAAACTGTTTCATGTTGCTCTGATGAATGCGCTTCTCTAACAAGTCAGGTGCTTGGTTCTCTAACATGAACTTGTGAAAGTGCTCCCAATCATTAGTCCAATACCGAGTCTTGATTGTGCGAATTAGCGTGCCGTATTTAGTTCTTAAGCTATCAACGCCATTCTCTTTGCACATATCAAGCAGTTCACGTTTGATTAGGTCGAGCTGTGTTGTTAGGTCTGCTTCTCTAGCTTGCCAAACACGTTCTTCTTCCTCACGCTTGGTGTATATCTTGGTGTAGATAGAGACGAGTTGTTCGACTGATGGTTTATCGTCCATAAGTTTTTCCTTTAAGTTAATCAGGTCTAGCGCCTGTTAAATAATATTAGTGTATAAACTTGACCATGTCAAGTATTTTTATTTATTTTTCTTCGGAAATTTCACTCTGATATAAGTCTATGATTTTTGAGTGAATATCCAGTTTATTTTGCAGCATGCCGTACAGTCTTGTCTCTACGGGTGAACCCTTAATGTGCACAATAGTCATCGGGTTTACTTGTCCCTTACGGTGTATACGTGCGTTTGCTTGCAGGTAAGTCTCGATAGAAGTAACAGGTGAATACCAAATGATTACGTTAGCGGCAGTAAGTGTTACGCCGTGAGCAGCAGCTTGTGGTTGTATGACAAGTACCCTTGGTGACTCAGACTCTTGGAACTGCTTGAAGATTTCTGTGCGTCGGTTGACTGGTACGGCACCGTTAATAACCTCACAGCTAATACCTACCCCTCTGAGATGTTCTCTCAGTAGTTCTATTGTATGCGTGAACGGAACAAAAACAAGCACCTTGTGGCTTGCTTCTTCAATTACTTCCTGAACAACTCGTAGACGGTTAGATACATCAAACTCAATAACAGAACCATTGTCAGAATAAACAGCACCGCCAGAAATCTGTAACAGTTTGTTGAGGTTCGTTGCTGCATTGACTGTGGAGATTTCTTCTCCGTCGGCGACCATAAGCATTTGTTGCTTGAGGATTTTGTAGTATTTCGTCTGTTGCGGAGTAAGGGGGGCGTCCCGAAAAACATGAGTTAGCTCTGGTAGGTCAATGCACTGTTCTTTAGTATATCTTATGGCGGGTTGCAGTGCATCAAAAACAACTTGGTTTGCGTTTGGTTTAGGTATCCAACGGAACTTACTTAAGTTGGTCATAGTCTGGTCACGGAATGCACCAAAGAACCTAGGCACATTGTCAGGCACGCACATCTTAGCCAAGCCGTAGGCATCTGTAGGACTTTGTGCCGCAGGCGTACCCGTCATCATCCACAGCCACATGTCCTCATGGCTCTTTAGAATAGCGTTAAGTGTTTTCCAGCGTTTCGTCGTAGGGGTTTTGTATGCGTTAGCCTCGTCAATAATGATTAGGTCAAACCCCGCAAAGATAATGTCCTCAGCAACAATCTCAATGCCGTCGTAGTTAATGATGACAAAATCGGCGTCACTGTTGATAACTGCCTTGCGTTTATTGCGGTCCCCGTATGCTAATCCAACCTTGCGATGCACTGCAAATTTAAACAAGTCTGCTTGCCATGCCGACTGCATGATAGATAGTGGGCAGATAATTAGCACGCGTTTAATCTTACCCTGCTTCATTAGGTAGTCAGCCGCCCAAATAGATGATGCGGTTTTGCCTGTGCCCTGCTCGTTAAAGCAGAAGCTACGCTTGTTAAGCGTTAGGAACGAAGCCGTATCCTTTTGGTGTGCCATCGGAGGGAACACACCCGGCCAGTCATAGTCACGCATGATTGGGGATGGCACCTTTTTGACCTTAAGCTTAGACAAGGCTTGAGCTTCGTCCAATCCCCAATGAACGGCGACCTTATGTAAGTCGCCATTGGATTCGATAATCTTGCTTTTAGTGATGCACTCGGTTACTAATTGAGGGCGTCTTGTCGTTATTACTAGTGCTTTGTTATCGACTATTTCCATTTTTTGGTTTGTTCTTCTTCACACTACTGTCCGAGTTACGGCTAAACGAACGGTTGGCGCTAGCTGATTTAACAGATAGATTACCCATCGTTGTCTTGCCACCTTTGGATAGAGGTGTCTTATGGTCTACGTCTTTGCCATCGCCCTTGTGCACTTTGCCAGCAGCTTCCATCATGCGACGGGCTTTGTTGCGCTGAGCACGTTTCTTCTTAACGGCTTCTGTGCCGTCATAAGTTTCGTATTCGTGCTTGTATGGTCTTGGTTTATTAACGTATGGCATAAGTCCTCCTATAGGCGAAAAGCCTATATTATCCTTATTTCTTCCTCTGCGCTAGGTTGTTTTGCCCAATCTGCGTAATCTCATATCCTAGGCTTTCCAAGTGGGCAAACACCGCCTGACGCTTCTCAGGAAACTTCCACGTCCATGCTTCAAAGATAATCGGCGGATAGTTGTTTTCACGTAACGTATGCTCTGCACCTTGAAGCACCTGTAGCTCATGCCCCTCTACGTCAATCTTGATTAGGCGAACCTTTTCGTACTGCATAGAGTCAAGCGGGATAATTATCATGCGCTCGGTAACACCTTCAGACTTAACCTCGTAGTCCTTGAGGCGGGTGTCAAAGTCAATACTAAATGCGCCGATGTTTGTTTCTTCAGCATAGTTTGGCAACACGTAGCTAGTAATACGCTGTTCGTTACTCAATCCAACATTGTGCGTATATACATTACTTAGTCGGTTTAAGAAAGTGTTGGCGCATAGCTGGTAATAGACTATACGTTGTGGCTCAAAAGCTTCAAACTGTAGATGAGCGTTTCGCTTTGCCAAGGGGACAACATAGCTTCCCAAATTAGCACCAACATCAATAACAATACCGTCAGTGTGTTGAACCAAAAGGTTATTCGATAGCTCTTGAAGCTCAGCCTCATAGCCACCACTGCGGACAGCATTGCTAACAATATCACTGTGCTTGAATAGAGCATAGTTTAAATCTCCGTCTGTGGCTAGGTGAATTTCAGGTAGGCTCATTTAAGATTCCCGCCTGCTTTAATAATGTCGCCACCGTATACGTAAGTACCTACGTGCTCTAACTTAATGAATGGGTTAACGTGAATCTTGCCACCATTCTTGCGCCATAGTTCGCAGAAGTGGTAGTCCTCAGATAGCAAGCAACCGCTGTCGTCAATGCTTGTTGCAAAGAACTCT